AACTCAAATAATTCTCGGTTCTCTCATATTACTCATAGGGGGCTATACGCTATATGCTACATATCCCTATAAAAATATCAATAAGATTCCCTTAATCATATTGATACTCTTCGGCGCTATGGCATTATTTAACGGACTTACTTCAACCTGCTCTATATCTGCGATATTTGTAGATTCTCTAAATTAGGCAAGGCAGCAAGGCAGCAAAGCGGCAGGCCTAAGATTCGAATATTTTTTCAATCTCTGTGTCCGTTATGTATTCCAATTTATATTTCTTTCGCAATATGCTCGTACCTTCATCATCACTATATTTTTTATTAAATATATCATTGATATACTCTTTATACAAAATGTCCCTTATTATTTTATATATGACATCGTCATACTCCTTATTCAATACTGTGGCAATATCAGAATAATCCACGGCTAAAACATTAGATAATAAATAATTTTCATCACACCTACTCCAATAACTATTCTTATATTTCTCTATTATATCATCTACTGTAAAATATATTACATTATTTCCTTTCATTCCCTTAAATAACTATATATTATAAAGATTTGTTGTGAGATGGCTAATTGCGAAGAATATATTTATAGTCAGTTGTCATAAAGCCGTTGAAGGAAGAGCTGGCTGCCGTAGTATATGCCCCGAAGTTCTCTACATATACCCATTCGCCTACTACCAATTCCGGAAGCATTATTTCGCTCGCTATTAAATCCATACTATCGCAAGTTGGCCCAAATATCTTGCTTTTGTATAATATTTTTTCATTGCGTTCATTAAAAGGTTGTATGATAGGATTGTTGTGGTCAAAATATATACAATTGAAGGAGCCATAAACACCATCATTAAGATAATAAATGATGATTTCTTCTAATTCTCCAGTATCTTTATTTAAATATTTTTCTCGTTTTTTGCCGATTACATTGAGTACGAGGATATGCGATTTTTCCACGAAATATCTTCCAGGCTCGGCAATAAACTTAATAGTCTCTTCTTCTATCTCAGTGGCAAAAAATTCTTTTTGAGCTCCGTTTATAGTTTCGGCAATCTGGTCAATATTTATAGAAGTATCTGAATAAACGCCTGGAAATCCTCCGCCAATATCTATAATATTGATATTGATATTATTTTTTATTGCCAAGTCGTAAGCTTCGCGACAAGTTTTTATAGCATTATAATAGTTATCAAGAGAACGGCAACCGCTTCCTACGTGAAAGCTAAAGCCTACGAGATTCAAGTTTAGAATATTCATTAGAGCAATGAGTTTTTCTACATTTTCCAATTTACACCCGAATTTTGAATTAAATTGACAGATGCTATTGCTATCATCTACTGCCAAACGCAAAAGGAGCTTGGAATACGGATGATACAATTTAATCTTGTAGAGCTCTTCTTCACAATCAAAGGTCATCATATCAACATCATTAGCACGGGCATATTTTATTTGCGAAGACATTTTGCAAGGATTGGCAAATATTATTTTGTCAGGGTCATTAGTGTATTCTATTACAGACTTGATTTCATTTTCAGAGGCACAATCAAAATAAGTCCCGAGACAACATAGCAAATCTAAGATTACGGGATTTGGATTACATTTGACGGCATAATATGGCTTAATATTCGGAAAATTAGTAATCCATTTCTCATACAATTTAATAATTTCCCCCAAATCTATGATATAGAATGGCTGTTCGCTCTGATTATTTTTTAAAAAATCATTTATTATGTCATATGTAGTGTATTCCATACTAAATAACTTTACATTGTATTTCTCCAAAAGCTGATTATTAAAGCTCATTTATTTATCGCACCTAATTATTTTTATGTAATTGTTTAATTGTTCATTTGTTTATATAATATTATATATATGATATATGATATATGATATATGATATATGATATATAAGGTATTAAGCATTTTTCCAGAAGTCTTCTGCGGTAATAAATTGCATTCCCATTCTAATCGCGGTAGTTTCGTCGGTTTTTCTATCTCCTACAAAGATACATTTGGAAGGATTTAATTTTAGAGTTTCTACAAAGTTTACAACTTGTCCCACCTGCGGTTTTCTACAATAGCAACTGAGCGGAAAGGCGCTGTGAGGACAATAAGTAATATTAAACTCATTTTCGGTTAATCCCAGCATTTCACGAGTCTTATTCATACACGCAATTACCTGATTATTGCTAACAATACCTTTAGAAATGCCAGACTGATTACTTATACCAAGCAGTTTATATTTATTTTTTAGAAGAGCTCTCAATTTTTTCTTCTGCTCTTCTAAGGATATAATCTTCATTGGCTCAACTTCTTCAGGAATTAAAGGATATTTATGTTTAAGATGTTCGGTATATCGCAGAGTCCCATCTATATCAAAAAATATTGCCTTATTCCTATATTTCCTACCATCCCATTTAATAGCAGGGGCTTCTACTTTTATTACATTAGTAAATCCCTCGGCAATTTTTGGAATCTCTATTTTTTTTCGCATAGCAAACAAAGTAGCTGGCGGAAATACATTAGGGTCTTTATGAGCCTCTGTATTTTTTTCGGCTTTGCCAGTCATATATATGTGTTTATATCTATCAAACATCCTATGTAATGTTTTAACCTGACTATCTTCAATAGTATTTACAATATAATGAGCTTCTATGGGAATATTTAAGCTCTGTGCCAATTTTATAAAAGGCTTTCTTGTATCTATAGTAATATTAGTATTATCAATAATTATTTTATATTTATTTTTAGATTCTAAAAGTTCTTTCAATTTCGGTAAAATATCAGCTATCGCACCACCTAATGTATCGCGCGATAATATAATGCCGTTTTTAGAATATTTGGTTGCCAATTTTTTGGAATATGTAGATTTGCCAGATGCCGGAAATCCGACAATGACTATGATTTTCTTTTCACTATTCATATTGTTATATTTATTATTACTATATATAATCATTTTTTTAGATAACCTATATGGCTTATATACATATGTCTATTTAGCATTATAAAATTAAAAAATGATTAGAGTCTATCAAAACATAACACATAGCAAGAAGCAATAATATAAGGAAAATACATTGATTATTGAATATGTTTAAGAAGAATTATTTGACAGAGATTCCCGATGATATTCTTGAAATTATAGATATGTATTGGCGTGAAGACGATTATAACATACATGTAAAGACTGAGAGAAATTATTTTAGCTGGCAATATAATAATTTCATAGATGAAAGGATGCATAAGAGCATATGTCGTTTGAATTATGTATATAAAGCAGGAGCGAATACAAAAGCCTTTATAAATCGTCAGAAAAATGCCGGCGATAAGCTGAAAAATCATATTGATGATATCATTAAATATATGAAGATGCCGAAAGTCAAGAAAATCCTGAGAAATAATGGTATCTATAATGCCAAGAAAATATATGAGAGGGAAAATCCAGATAATAATAGCCAGGTATTAAATTACGAGAAAGCCCTGCTATCTCAATATATATTTTCGGCATATTATACCATCGTATATGCCATAAGAATAGAAAGGTAATAAAGCTAATATCTATATCATCAAAGCTTATAAATACATATGTATGACATATACCTATAATAAAAAGTCTGATTATTAGTCCGACATAAAGAAAAAATATTATTGCGAGAATTATCTTAGGATATTCCTAGATATATTCAATAATCAGATATTTATAATTTAATAATCAGTTTGCGATTGGCCACCCATTAAGCCAAAGTTGTTTAAGAGATTACCTCCTTTACGGTGATATTTTTTGCCTTTCTTAACACTGCGTTTTCTGAAAGTAGCAGCCATCATTAATTTGTCAAGCATAGATTTAGGGACTTTGTTTCTTTTTCTGCGTCTTCCGCCTGATTGGTCAGGTTCATTTAGGAATTTCTCTCCATGCTTATGAACTTGGAAATAATCCATAGCATTATTACCGCCTCTGTAGCCGCCCTTTTTACTACAGCTGCTTCCTCCAATTTTTTGATCGTGTGCATTAAAACCCTCAGTTTTAGATGGAGGAGTAGGAGGAGGAGGAGGAGGAGGAGGAGTAGATGGCGGTGCTTCTTGATGAGATTTAGGAACATCCATGCTATTTACTGGTTGCGTAGAGAACTTATCTTTAGTTTTCTCGGCTTTTTCGCTAAAATTTTCATTGTCCATATTGGCAAAAAATTCTTGGAGGAATCCACCATATTTTTTCGCGGATTTTGAACGCGTCTTCTTGGATTTCTTAGGCTTAGAAGCTTTAGACGCGGCAGCTTTTTTGCATAATTTAACATAGCTTTCTACAGATCTCATTTTTCCAAACCCTTTAACATATAGCTTGGTTCCTTTGTGTTTCTTATAAATGCACTTTTTTTTTCCTTCAATAACTTTGGTTTTAACTTTCTCGTACCCAGCAACACTCATTCAATTCTTCTTCTATAAAATAAAGAAGAAAATAAATAATATATAATAATAAATAAGAAAAACAAGCACTTTATGTTAAATTACAATACAATAAGTTTAGAAGAGAATGCGCAATTTATATACTTATCTATTTTTATTATGTTATTTGTTGTAATTATATTATTTTATTTGAAAGAAACCAACAGAAAACATTATAAATTATTTGAAAAATATGGCGAAACGCGAGAAGGAACACACATATATTCTACACAACAATTAGAATTAGACTCTACGCCTATATTTTATCCCACACAAAGTTCAAAGGTCACACTGGTACCTTGTGAAATTAGATTTAACAAAGATGGTTCAAGTAAATACGTTTTTAAAGATGATTGGAAGGAAATAGCAACAATTAATAATAATACGGGAGAAAATAGCCCAGATTTGCCATATGCTAAGAAAATACTAACAAAAAAAGGAGCTAATAAATCGGATTTTAATAATTTTAGCGAAGAAAGTAGATGTTTTAAGCTGAAAAATAATAATAATGATTTGAACACTCATAAATATGCGGAAAATGCCTTGATATCATATAATCATAATAAATATACTACATTACAAACGACAGATGGAGATACTAAGGAATATATACAGATGAACTTTAATCCGTCGCTTGCCAAAGAAACAGATTATTACAAATATGCTATTGAAAGTATATGTAGCTATACTTATGATACTATTCTAACACCACCTTTGAAAAATGTAGAGCTTTATCGCATATTTATAGATGATGATAATATTATTAAAAGCATTAATAAAATTAAAATAAACGCATTAAACAATAACAAATTCGAAATAATCCCTTTTTCTCTCACAGAATTATTAGACACAAGTTCATCTATATATTATTATGATACTAATAGCAAAACTTTCAAATTCAAAATTAATAAAAACGAAAAGATAATTGGAATCACAATATACAAGTTTGAAAGGAATCTATTGTGTGAAAAAGAGGAAATAATATCTTATGATGTATTGATAACAGATGATACAAAACTTAATACAGTTTCTTTAATAAATATAGATAAACTTATTCTGCCGGTTGCGATAGATGGCACTGAGCTTATTGATGATATTCTGGATAATTTTAGAATACGTATAAATAATAAATATGAACCTAAGAATTTTACGGATAAAGAAAAAATCTTAGAAATTATAAAAAATTACATAGATAATCGCATAGATTCATTAAATACTCCTATAATAAGAGAAATAGCAATAAAAAAAGCAGAACTTGTAGAATTAGAGAAGGTGAAAAATGCTTTTGCCGACAAGATATCTACCATAGACAAGTATATAATAAATATAATTACAGTTGAATCACAGAATTATGACGAGGAAACTAAGAACTTCTTAAATAAATATTTAAAGCCAGGCAAAATATCTTTTCAAAAATATATTGAAAAGAAAATATTAGAACCGATAATAAATGATGATAAATTGAAGGCTACACTCAAAGACAATACAAAAATCATCGATTATGCTTTCGGTGGCAACGGGCAAATACTGGCGATGCCTCATTTTCCCGATGCTCACCGTATTGATAATGCAAGCCAAAAACTATCTCACGGTGGCTGGACTATAGAATCATCATTAAAAACACTACCAAATCAGGGACTCAGCGCTATATTACACCTTTGGACATTTAAAATGCCGATTTTAGTCTTTGTAATTTTTGTATTTTCTTACTTTATTTTTCCTAATATATTTGGTTTGTCTATTATATGTTCCATTTAATATTCTCTTATAATAGTCTTCTGGTATTGTTTTTATAACCTCTTTAATATTATTATTTAAGTCTTCATAATATAACCCTTGCTTCTTTTGTAATTTAGATTTTAGAAGACTAAAAAACATTTCTATACTATTTGTATAATGTTGATATGGTACTGAATAAATCAACTTATTATTCTTGTTTATTAATTCTTTAACTCTTATGTTTCTATGGGAACTTGCATTATCTAAAATGATAACCTTGTTTTTATATTTATTAATAAACCTTTCTAAAAATGCTAATAACCTATCACCATCTATACCACCCTTATTATATAATTCATAACCTTCTACTCCATTTATAGAAATAGCAAAAATACCAGTATATTTTTTGAAAACTTCTTGTGAATTAGTTTTAACTACACATCTTTTACCTACTTCATTATAACAATAATGTCTTAATTGTAAAGAGTTAATACTTGTTTCATCTATGCAAATAATGTCGTCAATATTATAATTTTTTATTTCATTATAAAAATCTTTTATTTTTTCTTTAATATTAATATCCTTACCGAATCGCTTTATAGGTTCATGTCTTATTTTAGTTAATTTTAAAGATATATAATTTTCTTTAATTATCCTACTAATATGTCTTCTTGTAATATTTAATTTAGAATACTTATTGCTTAATTTAGCAAGCAAATCCTCAATTGTAATAGTCTTATTATTTTTAAGTTCTTTGAGTATAAAAGTTATATGTTCTTTTTTAACCTTGTATGATATTGGTTCTCTGTTATGTCTTTTAATTTCATTTTCATCTTCATATCTTTTAGTCCATCTTAATAAACTTCTTACAGAGCA